ACAATCCATGATACCTGTAAGAGATACACCAAGTAATCTTTCTTCTTCTGTATTATTCTGCCATCTCTTTCTAAGATAACCAAAGTTTGTAAAGGTAGATTGTATTGTACCTAACATAGTAGCAAGCTTAACTTTCTTTGTTAGTGTAGTCATAGTATCTGTAGAACGACATACAACTTCAGTTAAGTTACAGAATTGGTTAGGTCTTAATATAATTTCACTACAAGGATTAGTACCAAAATCCCAATCAGCATCTCGTCTACCATTCTCAGCAGCTTTCTTTTGAGCAGATGCTCTATTGAACATACCTCTCTCACCAGATTTACTTTCATATAATGATAGCCATTCTTTCATAAAGATACCTGGATCTGGTTTCTCTGTATAAGCTACAGAGTTATTAGCTAATGCTCTTTCTGGATTAGTAGTCCACCATTCACCTGTCTTAGCTGTACGTATTCTTTGATCAGATAAGTTAGATAAAGATATAAGAGCTGATCTACGTACACCACCTACAACTACAACCTCACCTGTCTTACATACAATGTCATGGCATTCCATAGAGGAAAGCTTTCTACCTTTAGCATTTTTAAATTTAAGAATAGTAAAGTCAAATAAATCTACAAGAGGTTGAGGTCCACTAGCTCTGCCACCAAAGGTTTTTAATCTTGCACCTGCAGGTCTAACTTTATTAACATTAATTTTAGGCACTCTACCTGTGTAGAGATAAGATATTAAATCTCTGAATCCTTTTGCCCATCCTTCTTTAGAATCAACAACAGATATAACATCTTCTGTATATTCAAACTCTACATCAGGAACAGTAGGTAACTTATCTGCATACTGTCTTTCAACAGAGAAGCCTACACCTGTACCATTCATAAGTATATATAGTACTTCATCAAATGCTCTTGGACTATCAATAGGAATATAAGAACAGTTATAACCTGCTACATTCTCTCTATCTAATGCTTTACCTGATGTCATCAAGGCTCTCATACTTGGCATAACTTGTAATGAAAGTATACCTTCTTCTAAATCTTCCCACTCTTTCTTTTTTATTACACCATCATAATTATTATCTATATGTTCTTTGAAGAAAGACACAAGTCTACTTACAGTTTCACTCCAACTTTCTCTTCTACCTTCTTCTTCTAACCATCTTGAATACCTAGACATATGTATAAATGATTGGTACTCAGTAGGTAAATAATTATTTCCTAGTAATGATGCCATCTATTTTTCCTTTCCATATTTCTTTTCTAATATTAACTCTGCATAGTGTATTACTTTTCTAATATCTTCTATGCCATTCTTTGTTTTATGTCGAGTTATATATTTTACCACATTACCCTCTAAGAAGTCAAGATTATTTTTAACAATATAATCTACAGGTTGTATAACACAATCTTTATAATGACTGCCACCTATTTGTTTATCACTAGGTTTACCATACTCATACTCATACGTACCTTTTTTTATAGCTTCTTCTTCAGCATCTCTTCTTTTCATATATGCTCTATAACTTTCTTGAGACCATCCTCTATCTTGTTCAGGATTTATCCAAGACTCTTCTGATTCTTTGTCTGACATATTTTATTTCCTTTGAGTTAATTACTTTAATTGCAAAACTTCTTGTATACTGTGCATCCATACCTGCACTCTCACAGATATACTCAAAGTTATCACATGTTACACCTACACTACAGAAGAACCAAGCACGAGCATGTTGTCTTTCAACACTTGTACGTGGTGATTCTACTTTAGTCTTTTCTTTTGTTGCATCTAACAATGCTTGAAATATAACAGATAAGAACAACATTCTTTCAGGACTGCTGTTCTCATGTTCCTTTATCTCTGTTATTATCTCAACGTATTCTTCATTCATTAGTCCTCTATTATTTCATCTCTAAATGTATCCTTTAACATAGACGCAGCTTCATCTGCTTCAGCAGCTAACTTTATTTGTTTGATAAACTCATCAACAATTTGTCCATGCTCTCCTATGCCAACAGGATGTTGTAAGTATATACGTGCATTAGTTATAGCTTTATCTCTTTGTGATTCAAACTCAGCTAGTGCTGTGTTGTACATTGCTTCCTTTACTGACATTTGTTTTCCTCCTTTCCTAATCTTTTTACTTTTGTTATAGTTCCTAAAGGTCCTTTATAAGAGAGTGTCCTTCTCTTACCACCTTTAACATATTTATTTTTATGAAATCCATACATATTTGTACGTGCTATTGCATTCAAAGTTCCTCTATTATAACCATTTTCATTTGCCCATTCACCTAAACAATCAACAACCATTCGTTTACCATCAAGATAAAATTCTGCTTTACCTTGATACTTAGGATTTTTTTTTCCTTGCACCCAAGGTTTTGGTACTCCTAATTGAGCTTCACTTATCTTTCTTTTATGTTCTTCTGTAAAAGGTTTATAACTCTCAATAGGTCTATAAAATTTACCACCTACATATGAATTATAAAATGCAGGTTCATCACTACCTTCTATAGTAGAAGTTAAAACATCCCATTTAATTTGATAGTATGCTTCATAGTATCGTAGACTTCTTTTATTTTTATACTCTGCAATTACTTCAAATGTAAAATGTTCTTTACCTATCTTTTCTATATCTGCATTTAAATATTTAGATGATCCTGTATATATTTCCCACTTATGTTTTTTCTTTTTCTTACCCATAGAAAAATATTGTTTACAACCTACATATTTTTTACGAGTCTGAGTATTAGTTATAAGATAAACAAACCCAAACTTATCTAGGTTAGGTACGAAAGGTTCTCCAGTATCATAACTAACCCAATGATTTACCATGTTGTAACCTCTTCTACATTAGGAGCTTTTTTAACTTTCGTAAGATACCTGTTTCCATTTGCATAATTGAATACACGTAACCCTTTACCTTCATTCGCATCACTCCAACAAGTACGCTTATGTTCACAATAGAAGCAACCAAAAGCGAGCTTACGATTGCCACTAGCACCATCAGGCACATCATCATAACACCTATCAGGTGGGTTAGTTTTATCCATTGCTCCTTTAAGATAGTCAATCCTTTCTTTAGCATTAATCATCTCCAAAGAATGAACAGGAGTTAAACATATGTTCCCATTCTGTTTATCTATTGCAAGAAAAGCAGCTTCATCTACTCCATTACCTTCAGCATAAGCAGAGATCTGTGCTATATAACCAAAGGGATCATCAGAGTATAACTTATTCTTAGAAAACTTTTCAAAGCTTCTACCTGATGCACTCTTACAATCAACCAATACACTCCATCTATTACACAGTCTTGATGTCCTTTTATTCCATTGACATGTACTGTTTTTTGTAGGTCAGTTACTGTATGTCCTGCAAGTCTTGAGAAAAGAATCAATAAGTCTTCTAACATATGACCATATAAAAACTTAACTCTTGTACTAGGTTCTAAAGGTTTAGGTTCTTCTTTAGAATTTTTATCATACCATAATTGTCTAGCAGGTTTACCTATAGCAGAGAGTCTTAGGTTACGTCTCTTAACAGGCACCTCATTTAAAAAGTTTCTTAGTGTTTCTTTGAGACTCTCTGTAAAAGAATCTAAATGAGTATCAACTTCTTTCTCATCTAGTTCTACCTCTACAAGAGGATCAAACAAATCGTATATATCTTTTACTAAAGTATCAATAGATTTCATAATAAATAATGGAGAGATACTCGTTCAGTAGTACCTCTCCATCCTTTCATGGTTGGTTAAGAAGCGAAGGTTAGTTCTTCATCTGAATCTTCAGTTACAAATCCATCAGGAACTACTTCAAAAGCTTCATCTGCATCAGCATCTACGTTATAAGGTATTAAATTAGTTACCTGCACAGCACGTAAATCAGCAGAGACTCCAGAACGACCTTTGAACTCCCACTCATATGTACTATAAAGTACATTTACTTCTGAACCATTACCAATCATAGTACTAGCAATGTTTCTTTTCGCAGCATCAACCACTTCAGGTTGTTTATTCATGTTACCATCTTTACGTCTCACTTTTCTTTTAATAGTAACAAAGCTACCACGATCATCACCTTTATTCTTTACATCTAATCCATCAGCTTTAGCTTGATTAATATTCTTCTCGTCAAGATTAGATACATCTATCGACCATACTCCATCTGAATCAAATGTAGTATTTGGACTAACTATACTAGCCCAATATGCGTTTCCTTTTAGTACACTCATTTGTGTTTTCCTTTCGTTGTTATTAATAAATGAATTATGACATACCTCTGAATTAATGTCAAGAGATTTTTTCATAATAAATGTTTTATTTAAATTAAGTATTAAACTCATCTCGATTCTTGAGATAAGGTCTTGTTTTCCTTGATAACTTCTACCCCATGTTTTGTATTCAGCATCACTATAATTCTGTACTCTTGTGTTTTTATCTACAACTTTGTCAGTTAATTCTACTAACTCTTTTGCTTCACACACTACATAATCATGCTCTCTTTCAAATGCAAAGTAATCACAGTCACCATACAGCCAACCTTTATTACCCATTGTATTTAAAAACTCAACAACAATCCATGCGTCATCCAAAGATTTGTTTTTATTTCCAGTTCTTCTAGCCTTTACATCTACACTAATTGTTAATCCTTTGTAGGTTAAATATAAATCTATATGTTTATTTATATTCTCTTCTTCACTAGCTATCTCAACTGTATAACCACGTGACTTAGCTGTATGTATAAATTCATTCTCTACTTTTATACCTCGCTTAATATAATCAACGTGATCTTTTCTTCCTTTAAATTCTTTTACTAATGTGTCTCTGCCCATGTCTTACCTACCTTCCATTCACTATCAAGAGGACACTTCATTTGTAACTGTTTCTCTGTATCTTTCATAGCATCTTTAGTTATCTGTCCAAACTTATTTATATCTTTGTTAAGAACTTCAAACTGATACTCGTCATGTATACTAGCTACAAGTTTAGCATCAACACCTGTTCTGTTAATACGTTTAATCATATTAATAAGCCATAGCTTACATACGATTGCTCCTGCTCCTTGTATTAGAGTATTCAATGCACTATGTGGACTACGTATATGTAGTAGTCTACCATCAATACCTCTAATTAATTTTTTAGATGCAGCTTTTGTTACAGAGTCACGTACTCTTTTCAAAGCTGGCATACTATTTAAAAACTTATTAATTAATATCTGTCCTTCTTTAGCACCTGCTCCTACTATCTGACCTATCTTAGATGCACCTGCACCATACATAAATGCATATATAAATGTCTTTGCCTGGTCTCTGTTAGTTAATCCTGCCATTTGCATATTGTGTGTATGTATATCTCCAGTCAATAGTATATCTGTAAATGTAGTATCATTCATTAGATGTGCTAAACATCTTAACTCTAATCCACTTGCATCAGTTCCTACTATGGAATGAGTATAAGGATTATCAACTGTCCAACAATCCCTACACTCTTTTCCATATGGAGAACGAACTGCAGGTATCTGTGCCATGTTAGGAGAATGGTGAGACATACGACCTGTGATAGTTTTAAGAGTCATAACTCTACCATGTACTCTACCATCTCTATCATCACATGCTTCTATCCATGACTTGATCTGTGCTATACGTTTCTGTAATAAAAAGAAACGAGAAAACTTTTTTGCTTCAGGCATATCTATCTTATCTAAGACAGCTTCATTAATAATAATGTTACCTTTATCTGTATGTTGTTTTGGTTTCCAACCTAACTCTATTAGTCTACTTGCAATCTGTTGTCTTGATCCTATATTAAATGGTATGTATTTTGTTTTTGTTTTCAACTCAACAACTGTAGGATCAAAGGTAGTTACTGCCCACTTTTCTAAACCATTAGCTTCATCTTTTAATTTATTATATAATCCCATAGCTTTTCTCATGTCCATAGCAAAGCCATTCTTTTCTTGTTGATCTATAATAACTCTTACATTATGTTCTAATCTAATTGAACTACGAGAGAAACCTTTGCCTTCACTCTGTAATATCTGGAATAACTTATGTGTTATATTAACATCTTGTTTACAATACTCCAACATGTCTGGTGTATATACTTCAAATGTTTCTACATCTCCTTTAGGAAATCCTAATCTATCTCCCCATGCTTTTAAACTATGACCTTCACGTATAGGATTAAACAACTGTGATAAGACAAGTGTATCTACAATCTGACTAGGTTTTATGTCAGTACCTAGCAATCTATTACACACAGGTGCATCAAATGATAAACCATTATGCATAATAAATTGCTTGACACCACGTGACCAATCTCTAAACCCATGTACCATATTAGGAGGAAAAGGATAAACCTTCCCTGAGTCTACATCTTTAGCCACTATACAATGAACCTTTGTTGCATCCAAGCTATCTGTTTCTATATCAACTATTGCTCTCATCTGTTTTCCA